AAGTCCGGTGTGCTTACCTACCGCGGCAATCCTGTGGCCAACAACAAACTGCAGTGCGTCATCATTGCCGGCCCCATTGAGCGCCTGTACTATGACTCGCGGTACGACGCAACCAAGGCCACACCGCCTAAGTGCTTTGCAATCGCCATCAGCGCTACAGGCATGGGGCCTGTTGCCAGCGTTGAAGCCCCTGAGCATGAGACATGTGAAGGTTGCCCTCGGAACGAATGGGGTAGCTCTACCAGCGGTGGCAAAGGCAAAGCTTGCCGTGAGACTCGCCGCTTGCTGGTTATCCCCGCAGATAGCATTGGCTCAGCTGCAGCTGTTGAAGCTGCTGAGGTTGCTGCATTGCGCCCACCCGTTACCAGCCTGCGCAATTACGCCACTTACATCCAAACCATTGCCGCAACATTGCGCCGTCCAGCATTAGGCGTCATCACTGAGATTGCTGTTGTCCCAGATGCTAAGACGCAGTTCAAGGTCAACTTCACTATGGTCAAGGCCATTGAGGATTCTGCTGTGTTGCAGGCCTTGATGGAGCGCGGTGCCAATGAAGCTGAAAAGGCGCTTGCATCTGCAGGCATGCAAGAAGGCGATGAGGGTGAAGCCGCTGCGCCTGCAACGCAATCAACACGGTTCTAACAACCAAGGTGCATGCAATGAAAAAGATAGTTTGTCTTTTGTGCGCTATACCGGTCGCTGCATGCAATACCATTATGCCGCCCTCACCTCCTGAAGTGACGTTGATAGTTGACCCCAGGGTTCAGCAAATGAGCCGCAACGAGGTCATCAACGCAATTCATGAGTGTGAGGGCAGCAACATGCGTGCTGTACCTATCATCTCAAAACGCCTTGTCTCGGGATTGATGTCCGACATTGTCATTGACGTGCAATGCTATCCACGTCTCAAATACTTCATGCAATGAAACCCATCTTTCTTGACTTTGAAACTGAAGGCATCGAAGCAAGGCCTAAGTACCCGCCAAAACCGGTAGGCCTTGCTGTCTTTGACCCTGAAGGCGAGGTGCCTGATGGGTACTACGCTTTTGACCATCTGCATAACAACAACAGCACAAAGGATGAAGTGCATGCTTTACTTTCTAAGATCTATGCTGGTGAGCGCGATATGTGCTTTCATAACGCTATGTTCGATGTTGATGTCATTGACGTTCATTTTGGGCTATCTATGCCTGATCATCGGCGTGTGCATGATACCCTTATTCTTGCTTTTCTTTTTGATCCGCATGTTAGGTCTCTTTCCCTAAAAGATTTGGTTGTCGAATGGGGTATTGCTGAGCCTGAGGAACGTGATGAGCTTAAGGCATGGATCATTGAGAATGTGCCTGAGGCCAAGAAAAAGAAGTCCACCTGGGGCGCCTACATTTGTAAAGGCCCTACCGAATTGGTAGGCCGCTACGCCAAGGCTGATGTCAGGCTTACTTCACAGCTTTACGAGTTTTTGGCTGAGAAGGTTTTGCCTGATCAGCTTGTTGCTTATCAGCGTGAGATTGAATTGATACCGATGCTGCTTGAGAACTCAAGTCTAGGCGTACGTGTAGATCGTGAAGGTTTACTTGCTGCGCAAGCGCAAGCAATAAAAGACATTGAGGCATGTAATGTTTGGGTTCGTTCATTGTTGGGGTCTCCTGAATTGAATGTTGATAGCGACCAACAGCTGGTCGAAAGTATTTATCAATCTCCATTCTGGGACAAAGAAAAGTCTTGGCCCGCAACAGACAAGGGGCAGCTACAGGCAACCAAGGAAGCATTCGATGAGATGCTAACGCATCGCTATCTCAAGGATGTCCTTAGGTACCGCGCCAACTTGTCAACCTGCCTATCCACGTTCATTGACCCATGGCTGGAAGCATCGGAATCCACCGGTCGCATCTATACCAATTGGAATAGCGTCAGGGGTGAGCGGGGCGGCACACGGACAGGCAGGCTCAGTAGCACTCCGAACTTCCAGAATGCCCCCATTCGCTATCCAAAGGTGGATATACCATCAGAGCTCTCCGTGGCCCCCTTGCCTCTGATTCGTAGCTTCATCTTGGCAGATGAAGGCCACAAGCTGGTGGCATGCGACTTCAATGCTCAAGAGCTCAGGATCTTTGCCCACTTTGAAGGTGGCAACTTGATGCAGCAATACCAAGCCGATGCTCGTGCTGACCTGCATACTTACGCAGCCAAGATGATGACTGAGGCCAGTGGCCGTGAGGTGTCCAGGACTTACTCAAAAGGCGTGTCTTTTGCAATTCTGTATGGGGCAGGCCCCACCAAGATTGCAGATATGCTAGGCGTCAGTTTTGAACTGGCCAAGACACTCATGGACGCATACACCACAGCTGTGGCTCCAGGTCTCAAAGACATGCAGGCAACCATGCGGCAGCGCTACAAGTTGGGGCAGCCTCTTAAAACTGTAGGGGGCCGGCTGGTCAAAATGGAGCCGCCTAAGGTCATCAACGGCCGCCGCCGTGAGTTTGACTATAAAGGCGTTAATTTGCTGATTCAAGGCTCTGCGGCTGATCAGGCCAAGGCTGCAATGCTGTTGTATCAAAAGAAGCGGCAAGGTAGCAGGTTGCTACTTAGTGTGCATGATGAGTTGGTCATCTCAGCTCCGGTTGATGCCATTGAGCGTGAGGCAGAATGTTTAGTGTGGTCCATGTGCAATGCCTTGGCTATGGACGTACCAATGGTGAGTGATTACAAGGTTGGCAATAACTATCAGGAGACAAAATGAGCCTTTCGCATTCAAGCATAAAGCTCTATGAGCAGTGCCCTGCAAAGTACAAATTCATACGCATCATGCATCTCAAAGAGCCATCAGGCGATGCTGCTGAGCGTGGCAAGCAAATCCATGCAGAGCTTGAAAAGTCACTCATAGGCCTCACACTTCTTTCACCTGAATTGACGTATTGGCATGATTACGTTGAGTTGCTAAAGTCGAAAAAAGTACAGCCTGAGCTTGAGCTTGGCATCAAGCGCGATTGGTCGCCTTGCAGCTTTTCTGACCCCGATGCATGGCTTCGAGGCATCCTTGATATTTTCACCATTGATGGCACCACAGCCTACATTGCAGATTGGAAAACCGGCAAGGAGCGCTACTATGAAGAGCAATTGAAGCTTTACGCAGCATTGGTGCTTGCGGCGTACCCTGAGGTGCAAACAGTCAATCTTGACATCGTGTATGTGGATCTCAAAAAGACGCAGTCCTACGATCCTATCACACGCAAAGAGTTTCCTAACTTGAAGCTGTGGATCGACAATCGCATCTATCGCATTGAAAAAGACACCATCTTTGCGCCACGGCCTGAGTATGGTTGCAAGTGGTGCCACTTCAGAAAAGACAATGGTGGGCCTTGCAAATGGTGACACGTGTTATCCTTGAGCGTGACCTTGAAGCGTACTTCACAAAGCAATGCAAAAAGCATGGCATTATGTCGTTGAAGCTAAATGTGCGCTTTGCACGTGGATGGCCTGATCGCATTGTGCCTCTTGAAAATGGTGAGGTGCTGTGGGTGGAGCTTAAACGCCCAGGTGGTGTGGTCTCGCCTATGCAAGAAAAGGTGCATGAGCAATTGCAAATCCGTGGCCACAAAGTCTTTGTGATCAACTCGAAAGAAGGGATTGACAGTGTTCTGGGAACCTCATGAGTATCAGAAAGAAGCTGTAAAGTTTCTGGTTGAACGTGGCTCAGGCCAGCTATGGCTGGATCCAGGCCTAGGCAAAACTGCCGTTGTGCTATCGGCGTTTCGTACGTTACGGCTTGCAGAGATGGGCAGCAAAATGCTTGTCGTTGCGCCACTGCGGCCTGTGCATGCGGTGTGGCCCAGTGAGACACGTAAATGGGAGCAGTTTGCGCACTACTCAGTTGGTGTACTGCATGGTGGCAAGAAAGACAAAGTGCTGGCTGCCAACCACGACATCTACGTCATCAATTTTGAAGGCCTTGGCTGGCTAGGGCACAAGCTGAACGGCGCGCCTTGGCCCTTTGACATCCTTGTGGTGGATGAAATTTCGTATCTGAAAAATACGCAGTCACAACGCTTCAAGACATTGAAGACAATGCTCAATAAGTTTAACCGCCGCTGGGGCCTCACTGGTTCACCCGCGCCTAATAGCCTATTGGACATATTTGGACCACAGCTAATCATTGACCAGGGGGCCACGTTTGGGCCCTACGTATCACGGTTTCGCGATGCGTACTTCTACCCATCAGGTTTCAATGGTTTTGAATGGAAGCTGAAAGCAGATGGAGAACAACGAATCCAAGAAAAGCTTCACGATAAAGTGTTGCGGATGGCAGCTCTCGATCACCTTGACTTGCCTGATCTGGCCTACAACACTATTAGAATCGAACTTCCGCCTAATGCACGTAAAATGTACGATTCTTTTGAGGCAGACCTAACAGTCAAACTTGAAGGTGGCGAGGTCACTGCAGCTAACGCTGCTGTTGCTGTGATGAAAGGGCAGCAGATTGCCAATGGCGGCTCATACCTCGATGGCGAAGGCAGGCATACATTGCATGTGCATGACGCCAAGACTGACGCTGTGACTGAGCTGGTTGAGGAGCTATCCGGCCAGCCTTGCATCATTGGCTATCACTTTCAGCACGATCTTGAGCGGCTTAAAAAAGCTTTCCCACATGCACCGGTGATTGGCTCAGGTGTGGTAGGCTCAAGACTGGACAAGATCATCATGGACTGGAACACAGGCCAACTGCCTGTGCTGCTAGCCCACCCTATGTCTGCAGGCCACGGCCTGAATCTACAAGGCGCCGGCCATGCAGTCATCTGGTATTCTCTGACTTGGTCTTTGGAAGTCTACGAGCAGTTCATCCGCCGGATCTGGAGGCAAGGTCAAAAGAATAACGTGATGGTGCACCACATCGTGGCTGCTGACACCATTGACGAAGCCATCATGTCTGCCGTAAAGCGTAAAGATAAGACGCAACAAAAGTTGCTGAATGCTGTACGTGACTACATTAAACGTGATACAATTAGCAGCACTGACCATTGACATTACACAAGGTAAGTTATTTTCATTTCATCTTAAAGGAAACCATTATGGAAAAAGAAGCCACTGTTGCAACTCGCA